ATAATCTTCTGAAGCCGTCGAATTTTCCCGCTTTCTTGACAACCTATGCCAACTGGACCTTCGATGCGAAGGAGCGGATTGAAGATGGGTTCAACAACTACGTTTACATCGGCCCTGATGAAGCTCCCGCCGGCTCCAGTGCTTTCCTCTTTGGACCTCCGAGTGCTGGAACTTCGAGGACAAAATATGACGTTATCGAATCCTATCCATGGGTTCCTGTTTTAACCTCCCTCAGCACGACTGCCAAGCTCCACGTAGATGGCTACATTGCAGATTATTTCTGGTCCTACACCCTTAAGACCTACCGAGGACCGACGAAGATCAAGACCACTGAGACCTGGTCCTCCCAACGCCACACCATCTCTGTCCCAGCCACAATCCTCCAAGGCCAGCCATTCGGGGTTCAATATTACCAGAATTCCTTCAGTCTTCCCGAGACGCTCCACAGCGCCTACGGACCCTGGACGCTCGCCACCAAGTACACCGTCAACCATCCATCCTGGGGGGATGTCTCTGTTTCTTTCTCCCTTGACGCCACTTCTCTGACTGATTGGCCCACCACACACATCATTTCCGACCGCCAAGAGCCCGCCCAGGGCGGGTGGATTCGCCGGACGGTGGAAGCTTACAAACCTGGAATATGAAGCAGTTCACCATTTGGGAAAACCCCACGGACAAGCCTGCGAACTGGAGTAGCTTCCACAACGCAGATCTTCCGAAACTCTATGAAACCGAATTTCAAGGTTCTCCGAGCCTCGAAGCCACCAGCAATTCAGCTGCTCAGACAGAAACCACTGCAATTGATTTCAAAGGTTGTTGGTATCCCAGTGCAGTGGACAGCACGCACATCAGGCTGACTGCTGGTTCATTCACTTGCGGATCCATTTTTACGCCTAGTGTGAGCAGTATTTCTGTGAGTTCCACCTTACTGAACTACATCTACCTGCGAGCTACTCTGTCCGCCACAACTACCGACGGTTATGTCTCTGGCGGCAGCGCAACAGCAGTTGACATCCTCAGCGGCACCTCCATCCCCGTGAGTGACAATACCTACGGTTACATCCTCCTGTGCTCTTGGCAAGCCGGCGCATTGGTGGATCGTTACGAGTATTTCTCCCTCAAAGCCCGCCTGAACAACAAGAACGTTGGTGACGTGTACTTTGAGCATGGCATGGCATGAGCTACTTTCCTCCAGTTCCTACGACTGACTTCATGAGTGGTCAGCTCTGCTACATTGCAATTAATGGCTTCAATGTAGTAATTGTAAATGAGCACAACTACCTGGGAGGCTTCTATGATCTCGTTGCAGATGGCTACGTTATTGTTGGTCCTGGCACAGCAACAATAACTCTAGTCGGCGGTCGCATTCCGTGCAAAGTTTCCGTGACAGTAAACGATAGCTCTGGTGGCCCACCCGGCGTAGACACCACCACCGACTACAACTTCGGACCTAGCCTCATTTCTCAAAACATCTCTCTTGCTACTAGCGATGACAGACTCACTTTGATTGCCGTAAAACGCCGTTTTTAACCAACCACTCCGCCGCCACTAACCCCATTTCCCTATGGACATCCAACCACCCATCGACCCAGAAGTCCAAGAGCGCCTCGCAAAGCTCCGCCGCCTCAAAACTCTCCGCACTGACTTCGGCATCTACGCCTATCGCCCTCATGACAAACAAGCCAAATTCCACGCAGCCGCTTCCCACAAGCGCCGCTACCTCCGCACTGGAAACCGCTTCGGCAAATCCACTTGCGGTGCTGCGGAGGACGTCGCCTTCGCCCTCGGTGCTCGTCTCTGGCTTCCTGAATCCAGCCCGGTCCGTAAACTCGGCATACCGAGTCGCGCAACGAAGGGAGTGATTCTTGTTGCTGACTGGGATAAGGCGAGAGAAATCTTTACGAGTCCGGAGACAGGTAAACTTATGAAGTTGATTCCGAAGGATCGAATTATTGATACCCAAAAGAATCAGGCTGGGGAAGTTTCTGTCATTTTGGTGAAGAATATCTTTGGCACTGTCTCGACGATTGAACTTGACACCATTCGCTCTTACATGGCGAATCCGATGGGGCAAGAGTCTAGCCAGTGGGATTGGATCCACGTGGATGAGCCGATTCCAAAGAAGATGTGGGAGGCGAATGCTCGTGGACTTTCTGACACCAATGGAAGCGCCTGGTTCACCTGCACTCCGATTTCTGAACAGTGGATCAATGAGGAGTTTCTTCCTGTGAAGCTGATGAAATCCAGTTTTGATGAAGGCTGGACGAGGACGGATGACACGAACTTCTGGATCATGACTGGATCCAGCTATGATAACACGAATATTCCCAAGGAAGGCCTGGACATTTACGCCAGGAGTTTGGACGAAGCCACGAGGGCTAGTCGAATCTACGGTTTGCCGAAGTCCTCTCAGGGGCTCGTCTATGGTGAATTCGACCAAGACACACACGTCTACACGGAACTTCCCAAAGGGTGGAAGGATTTTGATGAACCACCTGAGAATTACACCATTCGAGTGTTCATTGACACTCATCCACGCACTCCACATGCTGCACATTTCTGGGCCACGAGTCCAACTGGCGAAGCCTTCTGCTATCAGGAGATCTGGTCAACTTGCGGTGGGTTGATTTCCGGACTTTGCGAGGTTATCATTGAACTTCTGAAGGGTCGGGTTCCACATGAGATCCTCATTGAGCCTGCGGCTTTCATTCCCAACCCCACCGATGGAAGGTGTTTCGCTGATGTGTTCACGGAGTTTGGCCTGGACGTGGAGCCCGCCCCGAAGGAGCTTGCCACCGGGATCAAGAAGGCCAAGCAGGCCCTCAACCAACCAAATTTCCTTCACTTCAATTCCTGTTGCACTCGGACTTTGAAGGAATTCTACTCCTACGTGTGGGATAAAGAAAAAGAAAAACCAGTTGACAAAGACGACCACATGATGGAATGTTTCTACCGGGCCTGCGTGGTGGGGCTTGAATGGAAAGATCCCACAACGGCCACTTACGACCAGCGGGATTTAAGATTCAACAGGGAACGCCTTGACTTGAGCCCGTTCAGTGAAGGTTCCCTGAAACCAATCGCAGCTTAGACCAAAACGAGATGACCCCAGACATTGAAAAGCGCCTCAAGGCTGAGATTCCAGATGAAGATTTGGAGAAGCTTCGTCGTTTCCTCGTTCAGAATGTGAATTCTGCGAGAAATGGAATGGGCAAGTTCTATCCAGATTGGGACGCAGCCCTGGCTTCTTACAAGTCCCAGCGTCCCATTGACACTGACGATCTTCGGGCGAGGCAGAAACGGGAGCCTGAGAAGCTCACGGTCCCAATGTCCTATGCCCAGGTCAATACTCTCGTAACTTTCCTCTTCCTTGCCTACACCCAGAAAGACAGCATCTTCGAGCTGACTCCCACTGGCTCAGAAGACTACGGCAAGATCCGCGATGCCTGTCAAGCGATCATTGACAGAGAGCTTCGCCAGACCGGCTACCAGTCCAAGCTCGTTTCTGCTCTCCTAGACATGGCCAGGTTCAACCTAGGAGTCATGAAAACCTCTTGGAAGCATGAAAGCTTCGAGGTGGAGAAGGAAGAAGACCCAGTTTCGATGCTTTCCTCCTTGATGACGGGGATTCAACTCGGGGAGGAAGTGACTGAAGATGACCTCTCTGAGGAAGTCATCTCCTACGAAGGCAACTTCATTGAAGTCATCTCCCCGTTTAACTTCTTCTACGACATTCGGTGGCCACTCGCCCGCTGGAAGGAAGGCCGCTTTGCTGCTGATGAGACCGCTTTCCACATCCAGGACCTCAAGTCCATGGAAGAAGAAGGAAAGGTGTTCGGCACGGAGCATATTCAAATCTTCGCGGCTGGAGATTGGAAGAAAAGAGCGCAAACCACTCGCCTCTCGAACGTTGAACCTCAAGTTCAACGGAAAGGCTTCGAGAAAGATGACTTCATGGTGGTCGTCACCACTGTTCAGGCCAAGATCATCCCCTCCAAATACAAGCTTTCCGATTCCAAGCAGCAGGAATTGTGGGTTTTCGGCGTGGCGAATGACGGAAGGATCATTTCCGCTGAACCACTCAATGCTCCGCACCGAGAGTTCACCTATGACCTCCTCACAATGTCCCCGGATCAGCACACTGAGCTGTCTGATTCCCTCTCTTCGATGATTGCCCCCATGCAGGAGGTCGTCACTTGGCTTTTCAACGCCCGCATCGCTTCTGTCCGTCAAAACATCGAGGGCCGCCTCGTCATTGACCCCTCTTTCGTTGATGTTGCTTCCCTGACGAGTGGGCAGAAATACATCATGATGAAGAAGAACACGCCGCGTCTCGGTGTGGACAAGTTCATCCAGCAGCTCCGCACAGTTGACGTCACCGCCACTCACCTTCAAGACGCGGAAACCATCCAGCGTCTCTCCCAGGTCACCACTGGCGTGAATGAAAACGCCATGGGCCAGACTGCCAGCGGTCGCCGCTCAGCGACAGAAAATCGAGCCGCCAATGCGGGTGCTGCAAGTCGAATGAAGCTCATCGCGGCCACCATTTGGGTGGATGGCCTTGCCCCTCAGGGCCGCAAGATGCTCCTCAACTGCCGCCAGGACCTCTCCCTTGAGACTTATGAAAAGATCCTCGGAGTCGAGGACGCCCTTCCCACCTGGGAGCTCTTCCACCCGCAGGATTCCCGCCTTCTCGTCGGCAATGAAGACTACTTCATGTACGACGGGACGCTCTCCAGCGAGAAGAACTACATCGCTCAGAGCCTCCAAGAACTCGTCGGCATCCTCGCTTCCAACCCTGAAGTCCTCGCCTCCACCGGCCTAGACCTCGTCGCGATGATTAAGGAAATCCAAGCCCTCCGTGGCCTGAAGAACCTCGACCGTTTCCAACTCAAAGCCCCACCAACCCCTCCAAATGTCCCTTCTCTCCCAACAGGAGCGCCAGTCGCTCCAAGCCCAACTGGACAGCCTCCAGCTCTTCCAGGCCCAGCCTCTGTTCCAGGAATTCCTGGCTAAAATCAACGACTCCCTCCAGAGTGCAACTGCCACCCTCCTCGAAATTGTCCCCAGTGGACTCGAATCTTTCATCAATCGCGAACGCCTCCTCGGCTCTGCGAGTGAATTGAAACAAATTTCTGTCTATTTCTCCTCAATGGAGGAAGACTTGAAAGCCCAACTAAATCCAACAAACGAATAATATGCCTCTCCCAGCTGAGAATGACGAAGTCGACGAGCTCGACGATGAAATGGAACTCGAACAAAACCCAAGTGGTGATGACGATTCCCTTGATGACGAGGATGATCTTGATGATTCTCCTAACCCGTCGGGAAACCAGCTTTCCCAACAGCAGATCGTAGATCTGGCCACCCGTGCGGCCTTGGCTCAACAACCAACGCAGCACGCACAGATGACCCCTGAGGAACTCGATGCCAAGTTGCAACGGTTCAAGGTGACGGAGGATCACATCGCAAAGGTCTTTGATCCAGAGACCCCACCTGCGTTGAAGATGAAACTCCTGCAGGAAATGCTTGACGGAGCAGCTCGCCACGCGGTGACTTCCAGTCAGGTGCTGATGAACGGAGCCCTGAGCCCAATTCAACAGCAGCAAGAACAATACAATGCTTACGTGAGGGAGCAGAAGCTTTCCAAGCTCACCAAGCATGTTGAAACGAAGTTCCCCGCTCTGGCCGGGAAAAAACAGGTCATCAAGGATTCCATCAACGCGCTGATTGCGAGTGGATATTCCCCACCTGGAGGCTCCAAGAGTGCCTTGCAAAAGGAAGTTGCGAAGATCGCACAACAGCGCATCCGCCAGGTTGATCCAACGTTCTCGCTGAAAAGCGCCAGCACAAATCGCCAGGCATCAAGTTTCGGAAGCAGGCGCGGGTCTGGTCAACCCGTGAACAATTCAGCCTCTCCGGCGGCTAAATCGTTTCTCGACCATCTCACTTAAACAAACACAAACAAAAATATGCTCGGTCTCATGTCATCCTCCGACCTGGAAGCAACAGCTTCTGAACGGTCAATTCGGTCTATCTTCTGGAAATATCCCCAGGGGAAGGCCATCCTCACTTATCTTCTCTCGTTGCTCGACAACGATGAGACGGATAAAACCACCTTCGGGTGGTGGGAACAAGCCCACCAACACGCAGAAAGCACGACGGTGACGTCTGGTTCTCTTGGTGGCGGCGGTGCTGGTCCATTCACTGATTCCACCCTCACCACTTCCGCCGCTGCTGCTGGTTTCAACGTGGTCGCGGGCACCTCCTACGGTGTCTTCGTCACGGATGCCAGCAAGTTCCGTGTGGACGACGTGATCTGGTTCCGCCGAGTTCCAAATGGTGCCGCAAGCGCTTATCTGGAAGTCAAAGGCACCATCACCGCTATTAACACAACCGCCAACACGCTGGTCTTCCGCGCACTGGCTGCCGTCACCTCCGTCTCCAATGACACTGACGCAAATGCGATCAACGTCATGGTCATCGGCAAGGCCTCCGCAGAAGGTGATCGCTCCCGCATTGGTGGCTACACCCTCCCGGATGAAATCACCAACCAGACACAGATCTTCCGTGAGACTGTCGGTCCGTTCACTCGCAACGCTCTGAAAATGGGCCAGCGTTTCGACAAGACTGGCATCTATGCAAGTGCTGTGAAACAGGCGGCTCTTCGAGTCACCGAAGCCATGGAAATGGCCACGTTCTTCTCGACAAAAGCGGTCGCCACGGTGACGAACCAAAATGGTTCCCTGACTCCAAACCGCACGATGGGTGGGATTCTCTATTACATTGACCAGTTTGAGAAGGGCAGCGTCTCCAACGGTGGTGCTTTCAACTACCGCACGGGTGGTTCTGATGTGTCTGGAAGTGCTTGGCAGACTGAAGACCTGAAACGCTCCATCAAGGTCAACGGCGCCCTCACCGCAGATCAGCTTGAAATGCTCGTGGAACGCTCCTTCTTCAACACCTCCGATGCAGGTTTTGAGAAGCTGGTCCTCGGCGGTCCGATGCTCTTCAGCGCATTCCAGAAATACTTCGCGCTGAAGTCGATCAAAACCACCACCCTCAAGACCAAGGAAGAGTCCTACGGCATGACGATCACCATGTGGGAAAGCCCATGGGGAACGCTCTACCTCAAAACCCATCCTCTCTTCCAGCGCTCAGCCCTGCGCTCCAGTGGCTTCATCCTGGACGTGGGTTGCCTCGGTTGGACAGACGCGCAGGATGCCGAACTCGAGCTCCTGAAAAACCGCCAGAACAACGATGATGACGGCCGTAAGGACGAATTCCTCGGTGAAGGCGGTCTCGTCTGCAAGGCCCCTGAAAACCACATGTATCTGGAGGGCGTGACGGGTCTTACCGTCTAATCACCATGGGCGCACTTGCATCATCTGCAGTCACTGTGGAACTCGGTTGGGAAGCTGTCTCCACCCCTATCAAGGTGAAGACAAAGCAACTCACCCTTGTTCTCTCCTCCCAAGGAGGCGCGACTAACACAGTCGATGCCTCCACGTTGGGCTTCACGAAGATCCTCGGATGCTCCTCCGCGCAGATTAGCGACGACGCTACTTTCCGCCCGGTGGTTCCCTCCTACGATGGTTCGAAGCTCTTCTTCTACTCCAACGCAGTCACCACTGACGCTGATCGGCCCAAACCAATCGACGTCACAGGAACATTCCGGCTCCTCGTCTGGGGAGTCTAACTTGACCCACCAAAGAAAGAAAACAAAGAAATGAAAGCACCAATGACGAGTTATGACGGCACTCCACCAGCCGCCAAAGATGTGAAAGACACCAAGATGCTGGACGTCGGCGCGCGGGAATCCGCCAGTCGGACCACTGGCACGCCGAACAACGACCGCTCGAAGACCAAGCATGGAGCCTTTGGCGCTCTGGGTTGCAAGGGCTTCGCTGACGGGAAGTAAACTCCACCCTGAGGTAGCCCCTTTATGACTGTTGGACAACTCAAAGCTGTTGTTGCTGGATACTTGAAGAAGCCCGTTGCGGACTTCGTCGTGGGTTCCGGCGCCACTTCGACTGATCTCCTCCTTCTAGCGTTAAACAACGCGAGGAAGGTGGCAGAGAAGTTCTATGATTTTTCCATCTGTCGGAAGAGGGGCTACCTTTCTATTACCACCAATGGGGACTGGACAACCCCTACGTGGTTTACAACGCCAAGTCCGACTGTCACCATGAGGAAGGTGAAAAACTGGTATCTGCGAACGAGCGGAACTGGTGCAGACGGTGAGTTTGCTGGGACTGATAGAGTCCTCCGTGCAATCACCAAGGATCAGGAAGTTGCACTTTATGCGAGGCTGGATTATTTGAACTATCCCACCAGCCCGCAGGCACGCTATCAGAATGATTCACAATTTCCCGCTTCTGAACAACCTCTTCTCGGTCAGACTTATATCATTGTTGATGGGAGAAGGTTTCAAATCAATCCAACGCCTTCCAGCTCACAACTCATCGTCCTGGATGGCTTCTTCTGGTGGAACAATTGGACTGCGGATGCGGACACCGATTGGTGGACAACCACTGCGGAGGAGTTCCTCATGTTCCGTGCGATGGTCGAGGCCAACAGGCTTTCTCAAATGTTTGTCGGCAACATGGAGGGGAACCTTCCACCTCCCACGAAGGAAGCAGACCGCTCACTGGCGGAACTTGTCGAGCTTGATCGTGACTCAACGGAAGGATCAATTCAAATTCAAGACCTATGACACCTAATTACGATCCAATGGGCCAGGCTATGCAGATGCTGCAAGTGCTGGGACAACGCCGTGCGCAGCAGCAGGGAAATGAAATCAGTCAACAGGAGCTTGCTCTCCGGGCTCAACAGATGGCACAACAGGGAGATCAATTTGATCGCGGGTTCGGACTGGATCAACAACGGCTTGAACAACAGGGGAGTCAGTTTGACCGTGGCCAGAGCTTTGCTGAAGCTAACCAGCGTTACACCCAGGAGCGTAACTCCCGAATGGACCCACTGGCCATGGCTCATCAACTCGCCCAGACGCAAGGGATGCAGATTAACAACCAGCAAGCTCCGGAGATGCTGCGGATTCAACAGTTGAATGCGGCTCTTCGTGCAAGCCAACTCCCGATGCAGCAGGCTGAACTTGGAATGAAGCAGCAGCAGAATGAACAAGCTGCGAAATACCACGAGCGCACCAATCAAATCAATGAACTTGAAGCCGTCGCTCGTGCATTCCCTCCATCCTATGACATGAATGGAGCCATCGTCTATGACCCTCGCCTGCTTGCAATGCTGGAAAAAATGTTCCCAATGCCCGCTGGTCGCCAAGCTCCAGGTGGACCTCCTCCAGCCGCTTTCGACACTCCTGAAAATCAAAAACTTCGTAGATAATTAACATTATGGCCACTAAAGCAACCAAGAAACCAGGTTCCCTTGTCGACAAGAACAAAGACTTCATGGCGAATTTCTCGTATGATCGAATGAATCCACCAGTTCCAGCTCGAACTGGCTCACTCGCTGCTCGTCCGGCAGTTCCAACGACTGTTCAGCCCAGCCAGATGCCCAACACTGACGTTGTGGATATCTTCAATGGGCTCAAACAACAGGCCACTCCACAAGGCTACAAGCGCCCAATTCTTCGCCGTGGAATGTCGGGCGCTGAACTTGATGCCAATGGAAACGACTCAGGTTCTGGCATGAATTGGTTCGATAAGAACAACTCACCCGCTCAGGTGGACGCTCGAAACGCCCGACAAGGCGTTCTCGATCAGCGTCGTGGAGCCCAGATGGCTGCTGCGGGTGCTTCTGCTGTGGCGGAACGCAAAGCCCTTCAAGAAATGGGCCAGGCTCCATTCCAGCTCCAGGAGGCCAATCGAGCCGCCAACTCGGTAAAGGGGAATGACGGATACATGACTTTGTTTGATGGAAAGGGCAATGCGGTGGGAACGGATCGTCCGATGGCGAAGAGGGCGTTTGATCCTGGAACGAGTTCGACGAACCCGATGAATCCTAATCTGCAAGCTCAGATTCAACAGGGATTTAACCAGGATGCACAGCAGCCGCGGCCGATGGGCCCACCAAAACCTGCTTCCAATTTCCTCGATTCTTATGCCACCCCCGGTGGGAGTAATGCGTCCGTGGTTGGTGCGCCTAGTGCTCCAGGGACACCGGTGGGTGGCAGTTTTTCGGCAAATCCTCCTGGAATGCAGAGACCTGATTCCAGTTTCCTGGATATGCCATCTGCTGCTCCAGCTCTACCTCGATTTAGTCAACTTCCTCCTGGAGCTGGTCCACAGACTCAGCTTCCACCGAATATGGGTCCGAGAAGTCAGCCTTCTCCTGTGTCTATGGGTCCCGCTCCACAGTTTAATCCGGATCAACAAGCCGCTTTGGCCAAGCTTCAAGGGCTTAGCAATTTCAGCGCAACTGTTGGAGATCTTTATCCCGGAAATGATTGGGAGTATTTGAAGAGAATGTTCCCGCAAGTCGACACTAGCAAGTATCTAGGAGGTGGTAATCTTCTCGACGCCTATCGTAATCTTGGCCGTTAACCAACCAAAACCATGCCCACTTATCAAGACATTCTGAATCGCCACTCGGCGGCCATCGCTAATGGACACATTGAGCCAACGACTTCCCTGGAAGACTACGCCAAACAGGGAGCGCAAGCCACTGGAGATCCCAGCTGGATGGATGTTGCTGAAGGTGGTGGAGTGAAGAACTGGATTCGGACGAAGAATGCTCAGTTGAACAATGCCATTGAAGCAGGCCCGATTGATGATTGGTCTGCCGCTGCTGTTGGCCAAGTGGGTGATTTGTTTGGGATTGATCCACAGGTTTCCAGAGATGTCGGCAGAAGCCTCCCACGTGGGGTTGTTGACATGATTCCAATGGTCGCGGGTGCAGCGATTGGTAGTGCAGTCGGTGGCCCTGCTGGATTGGCGACTGGTGGAAAAATCGGCATGGGCTTGACTTCAGGTCTTTCCGCTTTGAACGCCTACGGAGCCACTGGAAAGCCTCTTGACGCTGCCATTGGTGCTGCTGCTCCATATGTGGGGACGAAGCTCAGTGAAATTGGAACGAAGGCAATTCTCGCTAATGCAGCGAAACCGGGGAGTTATCTGGGAAAACTTGGTTTCACTGGTGGAACAAAAGTAGTCGGTCAGGCACTCACCGCGGAGGAACAACTTGCCCTCGCCACCAGCAAGCAGTTTGGAACTCTCTCCTCTGACACACTTGCCAAAACCACGATGGATAAACTCGTCGTCGATCAAGCGAGGGATAAGTTCCTTGGCTATGTCGGCGGTGAAGCTGCTGCAAATGCTGGGTTCACGGGGCTTGATATTCTCACCCAAGGCAGCGATGCAGTCTTCAATAAGAATTATCTCTTTGCCAATTTGGTTTCCAACGTGCCGTTTATGGCTGCGGAGATTCCTGGGGCATTCAGAACACAGGAATTCAACCACCAATACAATCTCCCAGTCGCGGAGAAGTCCTACTCCTCTCCTGCAGAACAAAAAGCCCATGAAACCGCTTTGATGTTTCAGGGGTTGGATTCTGCTGGTGTGCTGAAGAAGTATCGGGAAGAAGGCCACGATGTGGCGGATTATGTGAAGGGCTTCCAGGATTTGTCCATTGCGTTGAATGAGAGGGAAACCACCAAGGCAACGGCTGGACCTGAGTTTGTCAAGAAGTGGAATGATTTGGTCACTCAGTTCCCTGAAGCTGTCGTTCCTCCGATCACAGGGGAAACCAACGTCGCAGGGCTTCTTCGTGGAGCAACCTCTAAGGACTCTAATCTTCCTGCTCAATTTGTCGACTTGGCTCGAAGCCACAAGACCATCCTCGATTCCGCAGAAGCAGCTTTCCGCAGCCAGGTGGCGAAGCTCTCCAAGCTCCAGGATGTTTCTGTTAAGAAACTCCAGGAGAACTATCAACTCCTCTCTGACAAGCTTAACCTCGGTCCGTTGATGCAGAAACCTGTCGCTGAACGGAGTTTTGAAGATTATAAAGCTGCGCTTGATGGACAGCTCTCCGACAAAGGAATTGACTTCATTCGAGATTACCACCGAGTTCTTGCAGGCAAGGAACCTGAATCCCTCGCGTGGGAAGAATATCAACAGATGCGCACGGACGCGGGGAAGGTCGCCTATTCCCCGGATCAACAATTTGAACTCACGGTCGCCCACGCACTTGCCACTGGCAAAGTCCCGGACTTCAACGTGGCTGCGAAGAAAGCGAAGGACGCGCAGGCAAGTGGAGAGACGTCTGATAAAGTCGCTCGGACTGCAAATGCCGTTCTTCAGCGTCAAATTGAAAAGGCTCAGCTTCAAGCCGAAGCAGAGAAAAAAGTCGACGCCTTCAAAGCCCAGCTTGATGGATTGCCTGATGTGATTGATCCAGCGGATGCTGAAAATCACAATGTTCAGTCAGTTCACCTGATTCGCAAGCTTCACTCTGAGCTTTCCACCAGCAAGGGCGAAGTAGCGGCAAGGGCTTTCTTGAAGAAGACTTCTGCTATTCTTGAGAAACCTGAATTTGCTGCAGCGCCTTTGGCCGCTAAGTTGACTTTGTTGAAGAACATGGCCGGTAAAGTTAACAAAGGAAAGAAGGCCAAAGCCACGGATGTGGAGGAGCCTAAGACTCCCTTGGAAGATGCCATTAAGCAGCAGGAAGACAACGATGCAATCATTGCTAAAGTCAGTGAACTTGAAGAGAAGTATGCTTTCCCTTGGGAGAAAACTGTGGAGGAACTGGCTAAGGGAGATCCAGGACTGGCATCCGCTTATGCGAAGTTCCCGTTGACGTTGGATAAAGTTGCAGGTTTAATTGAAGGAATTGCAGCTAAATCGAAAACTCCAGAGACTTTCGACAGAGCTGCTGCGTTCAAGGAATTCGTCACTTCTCCCCGTAGATTCATTGCCAAGCATCAAAAAATCCTCAGTGAGCTGAAACTCGCTGCAACTGGTGACGTGGAGATCCCCACTCCCGACGCCCCTCTCATGCAAGTTCGTGCCTTCGCTGATGCCATTGCGGGGAAGATGGAATGGAGCGATCCAGTTTCCCGTTCTCGTTTTGTGGAGGACCTTCCTAAGATCGCCCGGCTTTTCAATAACCCTGAGGTGGTTTATGGAGAGCTTGGCATTGCTCCAGAATCCGCGAATAAATTCGCCCGCATCCCTGCAGGTGGTGGGTTTAACTTCGGCCTCCGCCCAGTGGTTGGGGGGAAGATTCAAAGGGAAGGCAAAGCTCCGATTGGAAACAAGGATGGCCTGTTGACTGAACAGGAACTCCGCACCCACGGTGGGGTGGATAACGTCACGTTGACGAAGGGGGAGGTGGATTTCTATCGCCAATTGGTTCCTGAGGCTTTCAACGTTGGGCCTGAGAAGAAGGTTGATGTGCAGAAGCTGTGGGATGGCCTGGGGAAAGTTGGGGAGCAAGTGAAGGTGGTGAGTTATGGGCAGAGCGGGGAAGAAACTCCTGGAAAAATCAAATATGATGAGGCTATCGCTAAGCTTGACACCCTTGGTTTTGAAGTGAAAAATGGAGAACTCTATAAGAAGGGTTCTTTCACTCCGTTCAAACCATCTTTTGAATCTAACGCGCAGGAACTCATTCAGCTCCGCCAGCAAGCCAGGGATAATAGAGCTGAAGCTGATAAGGCTTCTGGTCTGAAAGCTACTTCCTACTACAACTCCATCTCCCCATTCGACACGAAGAAGTTTCCAGTGAAGCGGGTGGATGTGGTGTTGCCAATGCCGAAGAAGACAATCACCATTGACGGCAAGCCACAGGAAATCACAATGCGTGATGAATTGTGGAGACAAGATAATATCCATGAAAATCTGCCTGACACCCTCGGCTGGGCAATGGTTCAGATCGTCCCGCATCCAGTGACTGGAGAGAAGGTGATGTTTGTTGGGGAGTTGCAGAGTAGGTGGGCGCAGCATCAAAAGAAAGAAGTTGGATACTATAAGAAGCAGCTTGAGACGCAGAAACCTGGCTCTGTAATTTATGAGGCGTCTAAGCGTCAACTAGCTAAGACAGAGGAAGGCGACCATCCTCTTCTCCAAATCCACCAGAATCTCATCCTCAAGTCCCTCATCAAGGAAGCCCAGAAGCAAGGGATTTCCAAGATCGCATTGAGCGATGGGGAAACTGCGATGATGACGGAGATGCATGATCAGAATGTGCAACCAAGGCCTGATGGCCCTAGCCGCCCTTCCCAAGAAGGCGGAATGCGTCTCGCCTACGACATCACCTTACCCTCGATCATGTCGAAGTTGACAGGGGAAAGCGGGAAGCTGGAGGATTTTGGGTTTCATAAGAATCAGATTGAAACAGCACCTGAAAATTGGACCACTGATCAGGAAATGAGAGTGGGCGAACTTCGTCGTATAGAAAATTCTGAGGGACTAACAAATGAACAAGAAGCAGAACTGGATAGACTTTTAGCTTCTAAGTCGCAAAACAAAGGATCTCCAGTTTTTAAAACCCAATCAGGCCAACCAAAAACCAACGCCACCGCTCTCACCTTCGACATCTCCAACCCATCCTCCCGAGTGGGGACCCTCTTCGCCAAAGGCCAGGGAACCATCTTCGGTGCAGCTTCTCAACAAGCCAAGCAAATCTTCCTCAATTCACCTGCCTTCCGAGCCCTCTCAACCCCAGATCAAATCGCTTTCGTCTTCGCTCATGAACATGCCCACGTGGCATTCTCCAAAGCCAAGTCCGGTGAATACGGTCCTGAAGCCCAGGCACTCATTTCAAAAGCCCACGAGTGGGTAAAGACGGCTTCCCCACAAGCTAAGCTTGATGTGGAGGATGTGATTCGGGATATGGGATTGCCGAAGGGAATGGATATGAAGGCATTGGAGGGGGTCTTGAGGAATCCAGACTCCGAAGAGTGGCTCGCTAACACGCATGCAATGCTTGCGATGGGGGCGCTGCACTCTGCGAATCCGAAGGAGATGTTTGCCTTCTTGCCAAAGCCACTTAGGGATGTGCTTGATTGGACGATTGCCACCATGCAGAAGCTGATGAAGGGTGTGACAACCTGGGCGCAGCTTGGATTCTCCCTGGATAAATTCCAGCAGGTGAAGACGATGGAGGCTTATTTTGATGCAGTTCGCAAGAGCTTCCGCGAAGCGGAGTTCGATGCTGCTGAGGCCGCACGGTATCTAGAGCTTGGAAATCCAGCCATGCGGCAAGGTCAGGCGGAGGATTTCTTGCTTGCACAGGATACCACTGGGCGGCCTAAGTTCATGACCGAACCACGTCAGTTCCTGGGAACCACTTGGCAGAAGTTTGTCATGGGCATGGGGAATCTTGGACGTATGTATCCAGTTCTCCAGCCTGCTGTGGATGCTGTGCGGAAAGCCAATGATGTCAAGATGGATGTCAACGCACACGTGATGAAGATCATGTATGGAACGATGTCTGGGACAGGGAAGGTCGTGATGGATTCGCCTTCGTTGGAACGGGTTGTTGGGAGTCCTGTGTTGAAGAAACTCTGGAATGATCTTTCCACCCATGCGGAGAAGGAAGGACTGAATCCACTTGAGATGAAGGAACAACCTGATGGCACCGTTGAGATGGTTTTCAACGACAAAGGAATGTCACCGGAGCTTCGTGGGAGGTTGAAGCAATTTAAGCCTGAGGCACAGAAGGCACTCTTGGAAACCATGGCTAACCACCAGAGGGCGAACATGGCACTTCAGAAATTCCTCATCGAGTTCGAGAAACATGGAGCCACTGCATTGATCGCCAACGCAATGTTCTCACTTCCAAGTCAGAAGAACAAAGCTGGGTTTGAAGGAGCTTATGACCGGGCGGCTGGATTGTTCGATGGGATCTTGAATGGGGATCAAGTGAAAATCCAAGAAGCTGTCAAGGGGCTTAGCCCGGAGGAAGCTTCCACTGCGGTGGACATGGCTAAGGTCTATGCGGAATCGAATGCGGAGTTGAAGGCATTTTATGATTCCCGCCCGAGTTATCTTTCGTTGAGAAGGTTTAAGGAGTTCCGCCAGCGCATCGTCAAGGGCGACAGTCGAGACGTCATTGATGCAGCATCTTCCACTGAACTGACAAAAGCTTTGAAGAAATACACCGATGCCGGGTGGGCTTTGGATGGTGTTCCACTCCGTTCAAGCGATAAGGCCGCCAAGGAAGCCTTCCACGTCAATGATGCTGTGCGAGATATTCTTGAACGGAAGGAAGCTCGCGTGCGTGAGTTCGTCGAGAGTGCAAACATCGCTGATGATGTGAAAGCAGATTTGATGAAACAGTTCAACTTCGTCGGTGAACTTGAACATCAGGTCAACGCACAAAGCATGTATAAACCAGGAACTGGAAGGAGCTTCACAGGAGACCTCTCCCGCTTTGATGTCCTTGAACAGTTCATGCACTCTGTCCCGGCTTCAATCTCCGCCGCGTCGAATGCTGCGTTGAATGCGCGGGTGAATTTCGAGCTCCGCCACCCGGACTTGCAGATGCAGCGGACGCAGAAGGATCAATTCCTCGCTCTCTTCGAACAGAGCAAGAAGTCAGATGGTGCTTTCTGGAGAGAAATGAATCGAGCCAATGCTGCGTTTCACATTGGTTTGAACTTCCCTGGCCATCTAGCGGAAGGTTTCCAGCCGTTTCTTTCTCACATCCCTGAGCTCCGCGCACAAGGTGCTTCTCAGTGGACCGCGATGAAGATGATTGCCAAAGCGCAGAATGAGGTCTTTCGAATGTATGGAAAGATTGTGAAGGAGAAAATCTGGAAACCCGCTGATATTCAAGTCAAGGTCAATGGGAAGGATTATGATGGCATTCCTGCCATGTGGTATCGGGCGAACGTGGACAAAGTTGGTCAAGCCCACGCAGTGGAAATCATGGACATGCTCTCGGATAATATCTCCCGCGTGCAGCGAGCCCCACTTGCTGATTTGTTTGAAGCCACTGGAAAGGAGCAGAGGAAGCTTCTGGACCTAATGGAAGGCAACCGTTTCCAAACCACCGCTGAGGCTTTGGCTGCACCCGTTCACAAATACGAACAGAGCGTGATGGGCCTCTACTCAAACTTCACTCAGCACAATGGTCTCCTTGCTCTCATCCCTGCCTACCGCCAAGGTCGGGCAAACGGGCTTACCCATGAGCAGGCAAAGTTGGAGGCTGCGAGATTTGACCTTGCGACGAATAACTCTGGTGGAAGGCTTGAACGGCCTGAGATGTTTGGCCAACTGGGGAGTGCGGGTCATGTGGTTTATGCACTTTCGAGTTATGTCAGGGGACGGTTTGCACAGCTTGCTACTTATTATAAACACGGGTGGAGTGAGCACTTTGCGGGTGAGGAAGCAAGTTTGACTCCTGCTCAGAGGGCGAATGCCAGGGCGGCGTTTAAGAACATGATCCTTGCCCAGCTTGGCGCTGCAGGGATTTTGGGACTTCCGTTCGTTGGAGCGGGAATTGCTTTGATGGAAGAGATGCTTGATGAGGACTTGAAGGGGAAGATGTTGAAGTCTTTGGATGATCTTCTCGGGGACCCAGTTCTGACCCGAGTGGCTTCCCACGGGGCGGCCGCTGCGCTTGCTGAGAGTGCAGGGATTCCTGCGGATCTTCATTCGAGATTTGCTCTTTCCTCTTTCATGGGTGTTAATTCCTATGACGGGGTGAGTGCAAAGAGCTTCCTCGGTCCTATGGCTTCGATGGCTAATTCGCTTTTCAACATGGGTGGAAGTCTCGTGAGAGGAGAAGGGCCAATCAATGCGCTGGCGAAGGGTGGCCCAGGTGGGGTGAGGCGTTTCGCGGAAGCCTTGACGGATCAGTTCAGAACGGAAAATCCGGAGATGAACATGACCGCGAGTGCGCTGGGTTTCCGATCTGCGGATATGGTGAAGAGGAAGGAGTGGGAATCTATCGTTCGCAATCAAGAGATCGAAGCAAACGCCCGGAAGAAACTCGCCGCTGAGGAGATCAAGAAGGCTATGAAAATGGGGCCTGGATTCGCGAGGAAGACCATGATGGAACAAGCCGTCAAGCTCCTCCCGGAAACGAAAAATCCCCTTGAAAGGCAAAAGGCTCTCAAGGGGATCATTCAGGGTTTAACTTCTCGGGTTCAAGCTCTCGCAGCGGATGAAGTTGCACCGAGGGATTATCAAGGGACGGTTTCTAATGCGGTTAGACCACAAGCTATGGAAGTTGCCAGGGCGATGGGAATGCCGCAGAATCAACCGATGGAGCTTGCGAGGACGCTGGCGGCTCAGCAGGCAAGGGGAATGCTGGGAAGAGGTTTCTCAATGCCCGCAATCCGAAGTGCCGCTGAAAGGCAGCAACAATGGGATCCTTTTAATGTGGGGTTTTAGCCCAGTGGTGGTGCTTTCTGTTTAGCTTGAATCTTCTCCGCATACTCGTAGCTCGTCACTACGGGGATTTTTTGTCCACTCGGATGGTCGATATGCCCTTCCCGGAGGATGTCCACTTGGGCCATCTGGGTGAGGAGGGAGTCGATGTCACGGGTGGATGCCTGGCCGAGATAAGCGGCGTAGATTTTCTTCTTCGTTATGTAGAATGGTGGGCGATTGCATTGGGTCCGGACAAGAGCGGCGATTCCCGCTTGCGTGGAAGCGTGTGGGTTTCTACCGACTCCAGAGAAGATGGTGTCAATGTGCTGCTGTGCGGAGGTGACCATGGCAACGGCAAGTTCAACGTCATCTCTATCGATGAGCAGTTCCTTACTCCAGGATAGTCTTGAGAGCATAGCAACCTTCGTGACAATGACAGCTTTGGATTGTAGGAAGTTAACAACAGCCGCACTTGTCGCTTGTTCGAGTTCGGCGTAGTTTCTGTAATACCACTCGTCATAAGCTTTAAGCCCGTCTGGAGTGAACTCGAATTTGCCTTGGAGAGTTTGGATTTGTCGACAATGTTCGATTAGATATTTCTTCGCTTCAACCTGCTCCGGGGTGGTAATTGGACGGGGGACTGGTGGGCCATTCTTATTCCCATAAATGTAAAGAACCCGCCGGGAGAATCCGCCAGAGAGGGCGTTCTCGTTAATGAGTGAGCGGGTAAGTTCTGGTGTCATACAGCCAAGGAGAGTGAGATAGGGATATGGGATTTCCTTTGCACCTCGGGAGATCGTCGAAACGTCATAGTTCGGCTGTGGGTCGTAGATGTCTGTCAGGACTTGAATCCACGCGAGGGGATCGCCACCCACTTGAACGAGATTGACGAACTCATTCGCGAAGATTGCACATTTTGTGTAAGTCCTGGGCTTGTCCTTCCACTTGTAGACCATCTGGCACGGGGATTTCGGATTTGCCATGAAGTCCACAAAGGCTTCCTTCGATGTGGAGGATGGTGCCATGGGAATTGGATGTTCCTTGGTGGCTACTTCACGGATGAGATTCCTGGCGAAGTCCTTGGCGGTGGATTTCTTAATCCCGGGTGGGCCCACGTAGAGGATGAAGAGATTGGGTTGGATGTTGCCAACCCCACCCATGTCCGTCCAGAGGTATGGTCCGCAGCAAGCGCTCAAGGCTGCATAGGCTCCCCATTGGTGGAATTCTTCTGGGGCTTCGTTGCCACTTGAATAAATCTGATATGCTTGGAGGAAGTTCACTCGAGAATAGCTTCAATCGTGGGTTTAAGTGGAATGCCTCCGTCGGAGAGACATTCATAACGGATGCGGGCGGTTAAGCCATCGGGTGGGTTTGCTAGGAAATAGTCAAGCTCTGGAATTGATAGTCCTGAGCCAACAGAGAAAGCTGCTCCTTGTTCTGTGATGCAATGAAGCTGAAATCCTCGGAAACCTTTGTCTCCGACAGTTTCTTCGAGTCTGATGACTTTAAACTCCTCTGTCTCCCACTCCTTCCTTTTAATAAGCCATCCCCATCTGTTATCCTGATTTCCACACTCTTCGAGAAATCCGTAAGGAGAATTGGAATTACGATACATCGTTCCCTCAAATCCTTTGCGTCGATACTCTGAGAAGAGTGTCTCATCCAATCCTGGCTCAAAGACTTCAGTTGTTGGAACAGTTTTAACTCTCTTTGCACCAACCGAGACCAGCCGATCTCGGAGAGAATAGATGATTTCGAGACGCTTGCTGAAAGGGAGATGAAGATCGTGGGTTGAGATGCAATCGAAGACATGGTATTCAATATCTGGAGTGAGTGTTCCTGGGGAAACTCTCTTTACCGACATGGCTCCATTGATTTGTTGGAGGGATTTACCGTGGAGATAGAACTCACCGTCGAGGATGAGATAGGGCGGGCAGGTTTTTTGGAGTTCGTCTAGGAAGTGAGCGATGACTGGACGAGCCCAGACAATGTTGTCGTTGGATTGGAAGATGCCGGTAGAGTAGAGGGCACGGACTCCGTTGAGTTTTGGTTGGACATAACAGGGAAAAGGGAAGCGATGTTTGTAATCGGCCCATTTGAAGCCGCGCATGGGTTTCATAGGTTTTTGTCCTCGATGATAAAGATTGCTTTCTGCTCCTCGGTGGGTTTTTTGAATCCGATCCATTGGATCGGTTTGCCTTCAGTGTCATTCATTCCTCTTCTGGTATAGCTGTCACATTCGATGTTCCAGCGTTTGCACCATTGGAGGAGTTCTTGCATCCCACCGAAGATTGGTTTGATGAATCGTTGGTCGAATTCAATGTTGGTCTCTCCGCGTTCTAGGTCGGTGAGGAGGGTGAGGCGGAGGGCTTGGGAGTGGGAAGGGGAGAGGGTCATCTTGGGCAGTTGGAAAGGAAGAGATCTGCACAGAATCGTTTGTTCTCTTCGACTGTCATGCAGAAAGTTGTGGGTCTGTCGAAACCGGTTGCCTCTTTGTAGAATTGAGGAACTGCTTTTGTCTGAGGATCTCGACGACGTTGGGGTTGAAACGAGGGTTTAGTAATGATCAGTTTGTGTGTTTTCATATTTCTCCAATTCTATATTTCTCATCTGTGTCCAACCAGGTGGGTCCATAACCACCTTCGAAGGGGATTAAGATCTGTTCGTTTCCGATGCGAATGGGATTGTTGAACCACTCGCGAATTTTACCAACAGCCCACTCAGTCCGTGATATGGGGAACTGGCCGCAAAGGGCGTCGTGCACTGAGTGCAACGGCTGAATGATGAGCGAGCCATCCGAAGTTCGGTTTTCTGGATCGAGCCACAGTTTTTGCATCGCCAGATTCGTAGCATACGTGGTGTTGGCCTGAGGTTCATGGGCGAGGGCGGCCTTTAGGGTTTGCTGGTCTCCACTGCGGCCGAAGAACGTCCGTATGTGCCCACTGGCGCTTCCCAGTGTTCGACCTCTGAAGAGTTGCTGCTCGACCCAGCGTTGCCACGAAAGCACACCTGGGTACCTTTTGAAGAAGAGAGCTTGAATTCTTTTGCAATCAGCCGGAGGGACGGAAAGAATCGACGAATCAGCACTCTTTTTGAACGACTTCTCGAGGAGATTTTCAGACATGCGATTCGCGCCCATCCCATAGGAGGAACCGTGTTGGACCACTTTGCAAATAGCGTAAATGTGATCCGGTATATCGGTGGATTTGAGGAGAGTTTTGAGGTCTGCACGCGACATATCGTTGACATGCGGCCCGACAACGTGCATGAGCGCGATGACTTTAGCTGGTTTGAGTTTTGCATAATAATCTTCTATCATTGTTGGATCACCGAGGGAAGCTGCGTGGGCGGCCACTGTCCAGCCGTCCGCACCTTCAAGGTCGCATTGGAAGAAATGGTAACCCGGGTCCGCACAGTAGAACTGGCGGTTTTCCTTCATAATGGTTTGGAGGTTGGTGCCGGAGCCGGTGACGGAGCCACTGCATGAAAGGCGCCCGGTTTCTGCTCCAACGAGATTGTAGGAACAACGAACTCGTCCATCGTGATCAGTGGTGATTTCGAGTTGCTTGCGGACACCTTCGAGTTTCTTCCATGCGAGGGCGCAGGAGAGGAATGGATGAACTGCGGTCTTGGCTTTGACCACAAGCTTGAGCATGGCGTCGGAGTCAGCGGTGAGTTTATTGGTCTTGCGGCCTTTCTCAATTTTGTATTGTGGTTCAAATCCGAGCTTCCGGTAGAGAAGTTCCGTCATCTGCTTGGGGGAGTTCAGGTTGATCTGTCCTCCCGCGTGGGTTTCACAAGCCATCTGGAGTTCCTGCATCTTCGCATGGACTTCGCTTTTCTTCAGGTCATTCGCTGCTTGGTCGTAGCGGATGCCACGCAGGGACATGAATTGAAGTGCGGGAATGAGGGACATGTTGAACTCATAATGGGAGCGTTGAGCTGGAGACATGGCCGCCATGTGGGCGTTGTGGATTTCGAGAGTTACTGCAGCGTCTTTACAACAATACTCATAGTGAATGGTCTTTGCGTCACGTCCATCTCCTGTGTCATCCGCAGTGCGCTCGAACTTATAGTATGGTTCACGCGTCCAAATGGAAGCTTGGGTTCCGAGTCCCTTAGGAAGTTCTGGGTAGATTTCCCATCCTGAAAGCATAGTGTCGAACTTAACATTAGTGGTTGGGAGTTTCCAGAGCCAGGCAAGAACGGTGTAGTCATAGAGGGAGTTTTGAAGAACCTTGGGGATTTTCGGATTAGCCATCAACTTGCAGAACTCCTTCATCACAATCAGTTTCGTCTGATCGTCGAAGTCCTGAAGTGGGATGATGAAAGCGTCGAGTGGATCGGTGGAGATGCCTATGCAGGTAACGCCATCGAGGTGTTTGTAGGTGGTTGCGGTGGGATCGGGAACGCCGCCTTCGATGTCCACGGAGGTGAGGGTTCCTTCGGGAATATTGGCAAGTCGATTGAGGACTTCACTCGCAGTCATGTTGCCGGAGAGTTTCCTCTGGGGCAAGTTCAACTCCCGAGTGGAGGCTTCAGTTACTGCGCGGGCGATATCGAATTGGAAGAGAGGGGAGTCGTCCCAGCATTTGATGATATAGGAGGGAGAGTAGGTGGCGAGGGCTTTGCGTCCGTGGGTGTCTTTGAAGAGCGAGCCCCGGTAAGTGTGGATCTTATGGAACGAGCCCGCAGCCCAAAGTGCAGTTGCGCCCAGGTAGAGTGTGCAATTCGGTTGGAACTTATTGAGGTCTTCCTTGAGTTGTCGGAGACCGTTTGTGATTTCATAGGAGGACTTGTCGAGGTGTTCAATGTCGCCGTTCGGTGGGGTGGACTGGCAGACGTAGCCGAGAAAACAGGAGGAGGGCATGATGCCCACTGCGTTGAGGGCTCCGGTTAGGAGATTGCCGCCGGAGCCGGAGAAGGGCTTACCGGCGGCGAAGTCGTGGGGGTTGGGACATTCGCCGACTATGGCGAGGCGGAAGTCTGGGGACTGGGTGAGGGGGAAACGGTTGGGGAGGATGGTGGACATTTGAATAAACGGGTGAGTCCTGAATAAATTGTGAAGGCCATGCAAAAGCCCACGAAGATTAGTTGGAGAGTTTTCATTTGAACTGAACCTTCCCTCCATACATGTTCCTGTAAGTCTGCTTCACTTGATCCACCAAACGGGGGAAGCGGTCCTTGTCGATTTCGAGTCCAATCGGGCGGCAACCTTTCAGAATTGCCGCACGGAGGATGCTTCCTTCACCTGCGAAGGGATCAAGGATTGACATCCCAGGGAATGCGATTGGTTCGAGCATCATGGTGGTGACGAATTCGATGGGCTTGGCAAATGGGTTGGATTGGTTGCGTTTGTCTGGCATGCCGTCCACTTCCAAGTGGCATTTGGTCATGGGTTTTGCCAGATGTGGGGAACCCTTCTTCATCACCATCACGGGTTCGTAGGACTTGGTGGGGTTCTGGTGCGGTGCGTTGTTCTTGCAGCTGTGTGGTTTGAGCCAGAGCATGTTCCAGTCCAGGACGTTAAAGCCCACCTCTCGCCCCCACGCCGAGAGCTTCTCTTGATGTTGCTGGGCGTAGAAGAACATCAAGAATGTGTTGTCTTTCAGAACGCGAAATGCACCTTCAAGAAAGGGTTTCATCTGTTCGATGTTTTGTTGGACATCATGTGTGGAACGCATCGAGTCCACCCCATGGATGTCTTCCAGGAGGTCCATGTCGATGCCGTATGGGATGTCGGTGAGAATGGCGTCAATGCACTTTTCAGGCATGACGTTCATCATGAAATCTGTGCAGTCGACGTTGAAGAGCTTGTCATCGAGTGTGACGGTTTGGAGCTTCTGGATTTCCTCTGGGGAAAGTGACTTGACCGACTCCTGGACGGGGATGCTGGAGTTGAGGCCAAGCTGGATGTTGATGATTCCGGAGGGGTTGATGGTGGGCTTGCGGCCGGAGATGATGGGGGAGTTTCCACTGGAGAGACGCGCTTTGGCCTCCATGATGGCATTTTCTTTGCGTTCGAGGAGGATTTGCTGTGCCGCTTGGAGGGTCTTGGCTGCCATGATTTCGGGGTCCTTTTTAATGAGGAACTCGGCGACTCGGAGGCAGTCAGCCACGTGGGTGTGGGACTGGCCGACGAGGAGACCGGATGCGCGGGTGGACCATTGCTCTTTGTTCTTGGCGGAGGCTTTGGTCTGGGCGTTGTGGATTTCATAGATGCCAAGGGCGACGTCGGTCCACGGCATTTTGAGGCGGCAGTTGTTTTCGTCGAGTTCGAGCATTCGTTGCTGGGCGGCGTCGAGTTTGTCACGGATGACGTATGGGACTTCGGTTTCACCGAGAAGGCCATAGGCTTCCCAGCGGCATTCACCTGCGATGAGTCTGTTCTCGGAGTCGAGGACGATGGGGGAGATGGGGCCGACGAGGATGATGGAGGCGGCGATAACCTGGGCGTTGGCCATCACTTGTTTGTGGTCACGGCGGGCTCGGTTTTCTCGGTTGACGATGACGAGATCGCGGGAGATGTATTCGACGCCTTCGAGACGGCGGATTTTGCGCTTGGCGGGTTTGGCGTCTGCGTGAGTTCCAGCTATTTCGATGTCAGTGTTTGTGTCGTTGTTCATTTAAAGAAGGGCGGCACGAGAATAAAGCCCTCGTGCCAGAGGCGGGTGGGTGTGGGTGGAGTTAGCGAACGGAGTCCATCAGAAGCTCGTCTGAGATGTCTTGATTGATAGCTTTGAGCTGTTGTTTGGCTTCGGTGATCTTGAGTGTGAAGTGACGAGCCTGCTGGTGCCCATCTTCTTTGCGCATTTCCAGATATTCCAACTCTTGGATGAGAGCCATTCGACGATCATAGAGTGTAGGTTCCTTGCGAAGTTCCGCTGCTTGACGTTCAAGCATCTCGTCGACTTCCTTGGATGGGATGGAGCGACGTCGGTTCATGGTGCCGCAGGGCTGTGTGCAGCAAGTGTCTGATGGATAAGGCTCAGACAATCCGTTGGCTGGAACTTTCGGTTTCCGTTTTGTTGGTTTCGTTTTCATGCTGGGAAAAGTGGCATACGTTAAACGCGGTATGCCAGCGCGTGGGTTTCACTTAGCCAATCGGGGAGAAGGAGGAGACTTCGGAACGGGGTCCGAATTCATCGCCATCTTTGGATTTGCTGGTGCGGATGTTGCCGATCACCGTCTTCCCTGGGAGGTCAGCGATGTAGCTGTCGTCGAAGGGAGGGAGCAGTGGGCGGTTGGATGGGATGTCACGGAGGTTGGCGACAGCCAGCTGGAACTTCGTGAGGGCCTGCAGGTAGGAGTCCTTCCACTCGCCGTCACCGAACTCCGTGCCGGGAGCTGGCCACATGAAGCGGTGAGTGATGGGGAATCCGGGATGGACATCATTGCCGTTGGTGTCCTTGGCGGGATCGACGGTTTTGAAGACAACCACGAGCATGTAGCCTTTGCCGGATTTGCTTTCGGCAATCTCGGCTTTGGCGATGGTCAGGGGTTGTTTGCCTTCAACGAGGAGAGGCATGGAGGTATCGACATCGTTGAGGACGAGGCTGAGGGGTGGGATCATATGTTTGTTTGTGTTTGTTGTGTTTGTGTTTTTCAAGCCCCGAGATTGGGGAGAGAAATTGGGTAGAGCTCGTCAGGAGATGAGGAGCTGGAGCCTGGACTTGACCAGGGTTTGACAGTGATGTCAAGGAAGTTTCCGGCGGAGTCGTTTTCAAGGGAGTCCTGGATGTCGGCTGCGATGGCGTCAAGGTCTTCGTTGCCTGCGAGAGTGAGGGAGACTAGGAAGGTGCGGGTCATGGTTTTTCCTCCTCCTCAACTTCCACCCAGAACTCATGGTCTTCTTGGCACAATGGATTACCGGGATGGGTGCATGCGCTGCATGGTGGATTGATGTGACAGGAACAACCGTGGCGACTGATGTAATCGTTATAGTCGTCGCGGTCTGCTTGGGCTTGTTCAGTTAGGATTTTCATTTCTTCGAGGCTACGAGTTTGCTGACATCATCTGGAGAGAAGCAGGCGCCGAGACCGGAGGAGGTCTTAAGGCCAAGATTCGCTGAGCGGGAATCCGGGACGGTGAGGATCTTGCGGGTTTCTTTGAAACTTGAGGTGCCTGGAACTCCGCTGGTTTCCACAGTCACTTGCCACGCCTCTTCAAACCACCCGGAGAGGAAGTCTCGGATTTGACCGGGGACGTTGATGAAGTTGAGGAGGGTTCCTTTCATCTCATCCTTGTCTGTTTTGATATGGGCACAAATGACGATGCGTTTGCCACAGCCTTTGAGCCAGAAGATGGTTCGCTGCATGAGGCCGAAGAAGACACCCCAGTCACGTTGCTCGAAAGCGGAGTCGGAGACGGTGACGTTGAAGCCATCGGCAGGTGGACGCTTCTGGTTGACGAGGGTTTGGATGAAGACGAACTGGACGAAGGAAGTGAGGGAGTCGATAACGATGGTTTCCACATCGGGGGAGTTGGCTGCCTCAGAGAGGAGTTCTGTGCAGCGTTCGAGGAGCTTGACTCGCGGGGTTGGCTTGCCGTCCTTCAGGGTGAACGGTGTGTCGTAGAACCACGGTTGGGAAAGTCGGTTTCCCGAGGTGAGGAATTTGACTGGGCCGTTGAGGTTCCCGTCACAATCGAGGATGAAGGGCTTGGGGAGTTGGAGAGCGATGGTGGTCTTGCCTGTGCCGGGGGCTCCGATGAGGAGGAAGGATTGTGGGAGGGAGGGGAGGAAGTCGGTGGAGGATTTCATTGGATCTGGGATTGGAGGTTGGTGAGGAGGGAGTCGAAGTTGCGAAGGGCGCGGGTTGGATCGAGGGAGAAGAGGGTTCTAATCTCAGCGAGTTCGATGTGGAGGGGGGAATAGAGAAGGGAGAGAATGCGTTTGTCTTGGGCGGTAGTGTTGTGGGTTGGAAGTGGGGTGACTTCGATGTCGGTGAGGAGGAGCGAAGCTGTGTGGCGGAACATCTTGTTGTTGAAAGATGGAAGGGGCTCCGCGAGGTGGGTGATTGTGGGCGGGGTCATTTGTTCCGAGAGAGGAAGAGGAGATAGGAGATGGCAACCACCACCAAGAGGAGTTGAACCCACTGGGAGAGGGTGATTGGATTTGTGGCTAGACTGGTTTCCATGTGTTCTCCTGGTAAGTGCCGCTTTCCAGCATCATCATCCGTTGCTCAGGCGGAAGCGAGCAGACCTCGAAGAAGGGGCACTTGCCGTATTTGCCGATGCACCACTGGGTCTTGCGGGGGAAGTAATTGGAAGTGAGATTGGCGATGAACTCTTCGATGAGGGCAAGAGCGTCTGTGCGGAACTCGGTTTCCTTCCATGTGTCGTAGCGATAGAAGCGACGGTGAGGCTCGAAGGCTTTAGCGGTGGACTTCTTCCCGGAAGCGGTGACAGCGGAGACTGGCTTGCGGCAAGCGAGGACATTCACCATGAAGCCCTGGATGTCCAGGTCAGGGAATGCTGCACGGGCGGCAGCCACGTAGCCCACTGGTTGCATGGCAATTTCGAATCCGTCGAAGAAATCACCGGAGAGAATGGAGGTGGTTTTGTGGTCCACGAGCCAGTGTTCACCGGAGAGGGAAGCGATCATGTCCACGATACCGGTCCATTCGATGGAGCAAGGGAGGGAAGTCACACCTGATGCAACCGTTTGTTCCTCCATGTTCTGGTCGTTGGTCAGTTTGCCGTAGCCCCAGTCTTTGAAAATATGGATCGGGAGTTCGATCTTACCGAGAGGGTAGGAGAAAGAGAACTCAACGAGGGGTTTTTGTGCGTGGGTGACCGGGACGACGACTTCGCTTTGGTAGTGGGTGAGGTATTCCGCGAAGGACTGGATGCAGTACTCGGGTGTGCGATAGTCGTTGATGAAGCCGATGGGGTATTCAGCGAAGGTGGATTCGATGGCGAGGTAGCACTTCTGCAAAAGGGCTTCGCGGGTCAGAACTTCAATCATGTCATATTGATTCTGCTCCGGCTGCCCGATCTTCTCCTTGTTCCGATACCAGATTTCCAACGCTGCGTGCATGGCGGCACCGAAGACGAGGGCGGACTTGGGGGAGGGGGATTTGGAGTGGACGAGTTTGTATTCCGCTAGGCGGTTGCAGCCGAGGAAAGATTCAATGGAGGACCAGTCAATGCGGAGTTGGAGAGAACCGTCAGGAAGCCAGTGGAAGAGTTTACGAGTTTGTCCTTGGGAGGGGGCGGGATGGTGCAACTGGACGGAGGGGAGTGGTGATGGGATTTGCATATGTTTTTGTGGTGGTGATGAGGCAGGGGGATGGGAAGAGAGATTCGCGGGGAATGGTTAGGGTAAGGGAATATCCAAACGGCCCGGAGATGACGGCCACCGTGCGGCCAGTTGCGAGGTGGTGAATTGTGCAGTGGCAGCAGGTTAGGTGGAAGAGGGTGGTCCACATGTTAGGGTTTCCAATAACCTTGTTTGATTAACTCAAAGAGAACTCGGCCAGTTGCACGAACGTCAGCAAGGGCTGAGTGGGCGTCTTCAAACTCACATTCGAAGAAGTGACGGTGGGCTTCCTGAAGAGTGGGCCATTTGAATCCGCGTCCGTATGGGGAGGGAATGCGACAGATATTAGTGGTGAGTTCTTTGGTGCAGAGAAGCTTCTTACCTTCGGTGAAGGGTGGAGTGGAATTGAGGTCGATGTCCACGCGATCGAGAACGAGCTTGTCATATTGTGCGTTGTGGGCGACAAGATACTGGGCTTGTTTGACCATCAAGAGAAAGTTAGAATAAACTACTTCAAGGTCTTGACCTTCTCGCTGTGCCCGCTCAGTGGTGATCTTGTGGACGTTGGAGGCTTGAACTGGAATGTCGAAACCGTAGGGCTTGACGATTGCCGTGTAGCTGTCCAGTTCAGTTCCTTCGGAATCGAATAGAACAGCAGCTATTTCAACAAGCTTTGGAGTTTGAGCATGGTTGGGGTTTTGATATTGACCCTTTGCTGGAAGGCCGGTGGTTTCGGTGTCGAATAGGAGGAACATAATGGGTGGGTTAAATGAGGTGAGAGAGATCTTCACTCGCGGAGAGGTCTTTCTTCACTCCGGTGATCTTCTTCGTGGCGGAGGTCTTGAGTTTCTTTCGGACTGCGGGAGACACGCGGGCTGCGCGGGTGGATTTGAGGAGGGCTTCGAGTTCAATCTCGTTCATCTGGTCGAGAGGTTTGTCGAAGAGCTGATGGAAGGGGACGTCCTCGAAGAGGTGGCGGGAGTGCTCGTCTGTGCGGAAGGGGAGTGGGGTGGGGTCTGGGGTCATGGTGTTATTGAAGTGCGAGTTCGTCACGGAGGACTTTGCAAAAGGCTGTGCGAGCGGCGATAATTCGTTCTGCTTTCTCTGGGGAGATCTTGATGATGATGTCATCGGTGGAGTTTGAGATGTCACAGGTCTTGCCATTAAGGCTGGAACCAAAGATCATCCAGTCGGAAAACATTGGAGTTTCATCAAGATACTTTTCTCGATAAGGTGCAGTGGAGGCGTCAAGTGGGAGGTTCATGGTGTGTAGAGATTGAGTGTGCGGAGGAAAGCTTCGGCGCGTTGGGCGGCGGTGGCGTGAAGCAGGGCGAAGTTGAGCGGGTAAGTCGTGGTATTAATGACACGAGCAAGCTCTACTTGAAAGGTGAAGTGCTGTTCAGATTTCAACAGTTTCTCCGCCTCGTGCATGGCGTTGAGGTCGTTGAGGTAGTCGGGGAGTTCAATCGTTGCACCTCTATATTGCCAAGTGCGTTGGCTTGGATTCTGTGCGAGTGGCGTGAGTTTATATCCACACGCTTCCGCAATAGCGATTCGTTGTTCTTCAGGTTTCATAGAGGTGATTTGAAGGAGATTCGAGAAAGGATCAGCGCAACCTGTTCCTCATTCGGGGAGAAGTTGGAGACTTCAGTGGGGAGTGGGATGGTGGATTCAATCTCTTGGACAAAGCGATAGAAGAGGTTGGAAAGAATCCCGTCCATCCACCCACGCCTCGGACAAATGGCATAAACCCTTGCGTGAGCGGCCTCGCTGACGTCGAAGCGAAGCTCCTTCATCGGCTGGTGGGTGAGTTTGTAAGGGTTTGTGAGGTTCATATGAGTGTGTAACAACCGGGCTGTGGGCCCTGGACGAGTTCGATGTTAGGGAACCGCTGAGTGGCGTCGGCGAAAGCAGCGGGGGTGAGGTTTGTGATGGAGAACTGGATGGGGAGGACGTCGAGGTTCTTCAGAGTGAAGAGGGAAGCTCGGACTGCAGGGTTGGAGACGTCGATGGGTGGGATGGGAGCCGGGGCGGATGGGTCGAACGTGGAGACGGCGAGGTGCTTCAGTTTATTGGAGACCCGGCGGGGGCCAATGTAAACGCGGCCATCAGTGGTTTCGCTGAAGACGAAGTGGGAAAGGAGTTGGGTCGCTGCTTCGCGGTCGATGTCGGAAGCGAGATGCTCCGGTGGCTGAGAGACGAGGTAGCCGAGGGCTTTTCTGAGATGTTGGCGAATTGTCGAGGCAGAGGTCAGGGTCTGGATGACCGAGGGATTGGGATAGTTGTTGACGATCTTCTGGAGATCGGATTCGTAAGCGCGGAAGTGGAGTTCGTTGGGGGTCACAGGAGATGGGAGAGGTTGGTCAAGGCCATCGAGTTGGGATGGAGCTTGATGGTGGTTGGTTTCTTCTTTTTGGATTTAACTTTCTTCTTCTGCCGAGCGAGTTCTTTCAGCCGCATGGCTTCTCCATATTTCCCGGCTAGGATATAGGCGGTGATTTTTTTGTCGGTAAGCGGTGTTGCCGGAGGAGAGAACGGGCGGGAGCGAAGGAGGCCGGAGGTGGAAGTCATGATTCAGATTCTAAATAAAGTAAATCGTTGAAGGTTTTGTGAGAAGCTCCGGGTAGTTTCTTTAGCACAGCTCTTGCTGATGCTCGCTGGGTTACTTTACTTTCTGTAAAGCCAGATTTAATTCTCAATCCTCGTTTAGCTAGAGCTGCATCAAGTTTTGCATTTGTTGAATCGGACATAAAAGGAATTGGATAGGCCAGCTCGGTTGAAGCGAGAGAGGTTTCTGTTTTCAGGCTAATGCGCTGCGTTGCAATGTTTGCATGGTTGAGATTGGGCTATCCAAAGTTCAATGCAGGTCAGGTCGCTCACTTTCGGGCGTGTTAACCTCGACTATGCGCCAGTTAAGAACACTCTCAGAACTGGGTTTGACACATCTGTGCCCTCACTGCTGCATTGAACTTTGGATAGGTGACGGCTGCTGGAATCGAACCAGCTGGGACTTTTACGAACAAAGGAGCGACCTTCGCTCGTCCGGATTATCCCTCCTCCATAGGAGCCGCCATGGCGGACAACCACATTGGTCAGGCAGGTTGTCCATTCTCCTGATGTTCGAATCAAGCCGTCTCTCTGAGTTAGTCCTCATACGTGTTGACTCAAACAATGGCGAGCTACCACATTTTCAGCAGGTTGCTCAGTCTCTGGCGTTGTTATCCGTGTCGCTGTCCGGTAGAGTTGTTTCATACTCTCAAATATCCGTGGTTTGTTTTAACGAGACTCACTTTCGGATTCATGCTCGGATTGCCCTCTGTCGCGTCGATGGCTATCAGGTATGCGGCAGTCCCTTTGTCCAGTGGGATCAGCAAATCTCTGGTCGGTTCATACTCATGTCAGGATTGGACAGCGCACTTTCTGAACCTATTGTGTGGAAGGATTTGAACCTTCAAGGAGGCGGGCCCCAGGGAGGGTAAGTCCCTTGTCTTTCCCATTTCGACTACACACAATTGAAGGTTCCAAACGCTTGCGCCGGGCGTTGCTGCGCGGCTTGTGGTTTAAGCACTGTCGTTTGGAAGACTTCTGTTGAGGATTGACACTGAAGCATTGCAACTTCTCTTGTTGGTTATCCGACATTCTCGGAAGGGCTCTGACCCTGAGTGGCAACCCTCAAATCAACACACCACTTTCGCTCTAGACCTGGCCGAGGTCGGTTGCGTGCGCGTTCTCGCACAGACAATTCTTTGAGCTTTATCTAGGATGCCGGTTGGGTCCGGTTGTCATCTGTCACAGACCCTTTCGGGCGGGTGTGTTGATTTGAGGGTGGTGGGTTTTGACAGAACCCACCGAAACTGTCCACGTTATCCAGTAGTTTAGCGACTTTTTAAACGGCGACGAACCTCGGGTCGTTGACCTTGTTAGATCAAATCCGTGCTGATCTGAGCGATGCGACGCTTCTCGTCGATTTCCAGCGCGCGGGCGATGCCGTCTTCGGTGAAGCCACCGAGGTTGTCGAAGTTGTGGCCTGGGTTGTTGGCGGACCACTTCGTGATGAAGGAGTCTTCCGTGACCGGGTTGCCATCGGAGCCGAGGGAACCAGCTTCCACCATGCCGAGGATCTTGCGAGCCATGGCGGTGAATTTTGGATCGGGCTCGGATTCTTCTTCGGCGAGGGCGAGAACGAATGGAGTTGCGTCGGCTGCCTGCTGGGCGAGGACGAGGTAGTCAGCTTCGGAGACGGTGGTTTCCGAGGTGTGTGTGGTGCCGGAGACGGAGACTGAGCCGTTGAGAACGAGCTTCAGGTATTCGGCTTCGGTGATGAGGATTTCGCTTTCCTCGCCCTTGCGATTTTTCTTCGTCTTCCCGGTGGAGGGGACAGCCACGCCGGTGTGAGCGACGAGGGCTTTGACAACTTCCTTGCGGAAAGCGGGATTCCACTTTTGATGCAGGGTGTGCTTGACTGCGCCGAAGAAAACGTTCTCAGGGGAGGAGGAGGCGACGAGATTTTCCAGGCCAGCGGGGACTTGGATGTAGATCTTTGCGCCGAGGCTGGTGTTCTCGAAGGCTTGAGTTGGGATGGGTGTTGACATGTGTTTTGCTTGTTTGTTTGTTTTGTGTTTCCCCGTAGGTGGAGATTGTGTTGCCGGAGTGGCAAGGTGGTAAGATAGCACTTTTGCTGGAGGGTGCAAGCGCTTTTTGGTGTTTTCGCACTTTCGCGTTTTTGAGAATCGAGTGTCCAGTGCAGTTGAGTGTGATCGGTAAGGTTGAGTTACCCAGGCCGTGAAAGATAAACGCGAGGGTTATTCTTCGGTGACAAGGACTTCAATGAGGTTGACCTTCGCTCGGGTGATAGCCACGTAGGTGAGGTTGGTTTCTTGGTCTTGCATCCAGGGTTGGGATGCGAAGGGAGATGGTTGCCAGAGGTTGCGGCCTAGGAGGTAGACGGTGGGCCATTCGAGGCCTTTGGATTTGTGGATGGAGGAGAGGGTGAGCCTGGGTGGGAGGTTGGGGTCGTAGTCGGAGAAGAGGAGTTCGATTTTCTTGTAGAAGTCCTCGACGGAGAGGATCTCGGGCATAGCCAGGACGGAGGTGATGCAGGAGATTTTGTCTTCGAGGATGGAGAATTTGTAGGGGCTGAGTTTGCAGGATTGCTCGGTGAGGTGTTTGCGGAGGGAGTGGGTGAGGTGGGTTTTGTCGGTGGGTTTGAACTTTTTGCAGAGGTGGGTGAGTTGCTGGCCGATGTCGCGGCCTTCAATGCGGCAGGGGATGTTTGCCTTTAACAAACGGAAGGCCAACGAGGTGAGCGGGGCGTTCTTGCGACAGAGGATGGCGTTGAGTTGGTTTTCTGGATCGTTGGCGAAGAGAGAACTTTCAAACGTGGCTTCAGTCTGGCTGCGCACGGAGCCTGTTGGAGCATTGTCTTTCGCGTGAATGTGGGAGACGAGTTTCCTCGCGTGGGTGATGACGGCCTGGGAACAGCGGAAACAGACGGAGAGTGGGAGCTCGGCCATGGTGAATTGCTTCTTGAGGATGTCCAGGGCGTCGTTGTCTGCGCCAGTGAAGCCGTAGATTGCTTGGTGGCGGTCGCCCACGACCACGAGACGGCCACCTGGGGAGGAGGCTGCACTCTCTTGGTCTCGTTTTCGGAGCATCCGTTTAGCTACCTCCCTTCTCGTCGCATTCGTGTCCTGAGCTTCGTCGATGAAGACGAAGTCATACTCGGGGAAGGGGAGGTTGTCGAGGAGCGGGAAGTAGATCATGTCGGAGAAGTCGATCTTCTCGCGGTCGAGGTTGGAGGCGTTGAAGCCCGTGTGGGCAAGCTGGATGAGCCGATCTTTGCTGCACTTTTCCTCGTCCCAGGAGAGGTCGTGTTTGTCGATGAGGTCGATCCAGTCTTGGGTATTGCCGGGAGTGAAGATGCCGATGCCGGTGTCTTTTGCGAGCCCGACGAGAGTGCAGAGCGTCTTGTTCAGTTTCCAGTCAAGGTTGTTCTTCTTCAAGAGTGGTTCAAAGATATCCTGGAGTTTGTAGGAGTTGGGTTTGCGGGAGCCATATCTTTCCTTGAAAGCAGCGAAGCCGAAGCCGTGGACGGTGTTGACGTCACAGTTCTGGATGCGGCGATGCTTCACTCGGAGCTTGAGTTCATCGCGGACCTTGGCGTTGAAGGACATGAGGGCGATCTTGGCCTGGGGAAAGCGGAGGTTGATCTCCACAATCATTTCAATGATGGTGAAGGTCTTTCCACTTCCGGCGACCGCTTCGATGAGGAGGTTTCCGGTCTGAAGGTGAATCCAATCCACGCAGGCGGTTTGTTCCTGGGTAAGCCCAGTTGACCGAGTGGGAGGGGGAAGGGGCTGGTGGTTGGAGGGGGGAAGGGTGATGGAGGGGAGGTTCATTTTGGGAGGAGTGTGAAGTTAGAGTTGATGGTGTTGAAGTGGACTTCCTGTCCGATTTGATAACCTGCAACGAAGACTGCACCGAGGACGATGAAGCCGAAAGCTGGAAGGAAGATGTCTTCGTCGTTAGCGGAGCCTCCGACGAAGAACCAGGTGACGACGAGGGTGAAGTAGACGAGGGCGATGATTTGATCTGGGTTCATAGGATTTCATGGGTGGTGAGTTCGACGTTCTGGGGAAGGCCGTTGGTAAGGAAGTCTTCGAGGCGGGCGATGGCGTGTGGAAGGGAGTTGGCGTGGTAGTTGGAGAAGAGGTAGTCGAAGGTGTCTCCACCTGCCACGGTGAAAACGCGAGTGATGTAGTCGTTCCAATATTCAACGGGTTCTGGCTCAATTCCCGCGAAGACTCCCATTCCCGCGAGGCAGCAGGAGGTGCCGCAGGGATAGGTGGGTTTGACTTTGGTTTGAAAGTTTTCGACGAGCTTTCCTGGAAGAATTATGTAATAACGTATGTCGAATGGGATGCTCGGATGGGTTTTCGCATAGGCGAGAAGTTTGTGGAGGTTGTCGAATTGGAACTGGGTGAGGCCCAGGTCGGAGGGAGTGAGGGGAGGGTTCATGCTGGTTGGATTTCTTCGAGGGTTGGGAGGGAGTCTGTGCGGGCGAGTTCGGCCATGAAGAGGAGGGCGAGGATGCGGTTTTCTTTTTTCTCGGAGTGTGAGAATTCTGACGAAAACCAGAAGCAGGTTTCAATTCCACCGGGATCTGGGTCGTAGAGGTGAGTGAAAAGTTTACGTGCTTCGCAGTATTGTGGTTGGTTGAAGTGCTTTTGAGCTACTTTGGAGATCAAGCAGCAGGCGAAGTATCCATCATAATATCGAGTTGCTTCTTCCGCCGCGAGGAGGTAAATCTCGCGGAGTTCTTTGTTTCGTTTTGTCATATGTTTAGCTTTGTTGGTTTCAAGAGGGAGCGTTCTCATCAGGCATGGTTGCTCAGGCCGTTGCGACGCCGCGGAGGGCGTTTCGAGTTTAGTTCTCGCCAGGATAACTGTCAGGCCAGGCTGTGGTTGGTTCTGGGTTTGCTGGTTCTGCTCCTTTCGCGCAGATGACGCGTTTGCGCTTGCCGATGCTGGCGGGGACAGCTGGGATTTCGTATTCTTCTTCAACCACTCGGCAGGAGTCTGGTGGTCCTGCTGCCCAGAGACGGACTGTCCATCCGTCAATGGTTGCGATGTAATCGAGCTTGCCACCGATGCCGGATTCCTTGCGCTCCCAGCGGCCCGCGTTGAGGGCTTTCATAACGAGGAGGGCTTCGTCATGTTCAAGGGAGTTGATGTCGATCTGGGTGGAGGAGTAGATCTCAGCTTTGTAGCGAAGGTCCTCCGGGATACGGGTTATGATGAGGGAAGCCCGACGTTCGCGTTCGACACGGCGCTGTTCAGAGTCGAAGGCGATGAGGGCTTCGAGGACTTCCGGGTTGAGGTGGATGATTTGATCGGCGTATTCGAGTTTGTGACTTCCGGTGGTGAGAGTGATGTGGCCTGGGTTTGCTTCGTCTGTGGCGTAGACAGAGTCTCCGAGATATGTGTTCATTTTGTTTGTTTGTGTTGGTGGTTATTCTTCGGTGGTTTCGTTTTCCTCTTCCGCGCTTTCAGTCTGTCCGGTGGTTATGGGGTGGAGTTTCACCTCCATGGCGAGCTTGAGGACGAGTTGGGAGCCGGAGAAGAAGTAGACGATTCCCTGAGAGAGATTGACGTCTGCGCGGGTGTAGAAGTGACGGTGGAAGGAGATGGACTGGACGCGGATGACGTCATCGTTCCAGGTTATGTTGTCATCGGAAGGGGGATGGTCGAAGAGTTGGGAGAGGATGTCGTGGGGGATCATGGGAGGTGGAGGAAGGGTGGGAGGATGTCGATGATGTCATCGTCTGAAGCAATGGAAGCAATGCAGAGAATGCCATCCGGTTTATACCAGAGGTGGCCGAACTCTACTGTGGTTCTGTATGGGTATGTAGAAGCAGGTCTGATCTCGGTGAGTTCTGTGATGGTGCCGTTTCGGAGTTTGACAGTTTGTCCGACTTTACAGTCGGCGAGGAGTTTGGTGAGGTCGATGGGTGGAGCGTTCATTTCAGGTGGTGTGTTGGTGGTCTTGGATCAAAAAGCTCTCCAACTTTCCTCCGGGCTCCAGTGAGATGTTGGAGCCTCCAGGCTTTTCGGGCGAGAAAAGCTTGGCGTTTGTCGAAGAGAAAACGGAGGAGAAAGATGGAGAGGAAAACGATGCTAATTAAGAGAAGGAACTTTCCGCTTGGGTGCATGTTTGAGGGTGTAGAGGTGAAGGGCTTGCTCCTCGTTGATTGCGGCGAGGTCCGCGTCCGGATAGCCTTTGGCTCGGGCGACTGCAAGAGGGCGGACTGCCCAGGTTGGTGGGGATTTGGAGTCCCCGTGGGTGAGTTGGGTGATGTGGAACATGGCGTTATTGGCGAGTTTGTTGTTCGATTTGTTCGACCACGACAGAGCTGATGATGTCTCTGAGAAGGTCTTCCATAGTTGGAGGGACTTCGGGACGATTTGGCGAGTTTTTAACTGGATTGAAGAACCCAGAGGTTTCGAGGCAGTTGTTGCACCAATGGATACCGTTTTGGAATGCGGGAGAGGAGTGATAGTCACTTGTTCCATATGTGTAACGCCCTCCCTTAGCAAAGAGTTGGATTTCGTAAAGGTCATCACGTTTGTCCAACTCCTTTTTGCACTTGTCGCAAGTGTATGTGACTTTGATCATACCAGTGGAAATTCAAGGGTTTCGAGCAAGCGGGTGGCTTTGTTGATGGTCTTCTGGGAGACGTGGGTGGCGTCTTCCAGAAATTCATGCCAGAGGACATGAGCGGCTTCGAGGGATTCACAGGTTTGAATCTGATCAAGGATGCCGGGCTTGCGCTGTTTCTCGACCTCGGTGAAGACTTTGTTAAGTCTTTCAATTCGCTGGGTGAGCTTTGCTGGCGGGATGATGGGATCGAGAACTGGCTCGACCGTTTGAATGGTGTTCATATGGTGTCGTTGCGTTTGTTGTTTTCTGAATTGCAAGCCATGTAGCTCACACTTCTGGCTTCTCTTTTGAGGGAGAAGCCAGTGGTGTGGGTTATTTGGAATGAGGAAGTCTGGCTGCGCTCTGGGTTAAAACACTTCAGTGGTTTTCTTCTCAATCACTTCCAGGATCTTCACAGCACTCGCGAGCCTGGCTTCACTTGGAATCTGGAGGAACACCCCACAGTTGAAGAAATTGAGAGCTTGGTTGAGAGTCCGCCCCGCGCCTGCGAGTTTGAGAGCAAGAGGCCGTGGAAGCGGAATCCCGAAGTTCTTCGTCCATTGGTCCGTCATCTTCTGGAGGGCTCTCGCGTCTTTCTCGTTCAACCGGGAGAAGAACCAATGTTCGTCAGGCTTGTAACCGGGATTATCCCTGGCACTGCGGAGACCGCATGGAATTGAGGCTTGGTGGGTAAACCTGCTTTCCCGATAGGACGAATCCGCGGAGAGGGAGAAGGAGACTCGCTCGGCGTTTTCCTGTTTCACGAGAAGGCGAAGGCGCTCGGTGAGAAGCTCTCGGACAAGGGGATCGGTTTCAGTTTCCAAGCGGAGGCGAATTGGCCGCTGGCGCTCGGCGTGGTTGGATGGGAGAGTGGGATGTTGCATATGGGTTAGCGTTTGGTTTAAAGGAAAGTGTTTGTGAAACAGTCTGGCTGCGCACTGGGAAACCCTTAAATCCTCCCATGTTTCTGCAAATGCCGGACAATGAGCCAGAAAGCGAGAAGATGGACTGCTGCGAACGAAAACGCCACCCAGCCTGCGAGTGGGATGTTCAGAAAGAAGGCATTTGCAATTTGCGTTTCGAGTTCAGTTGGTGGGATGGTGTGCATGTTTGTGGAGAGCGTTGTTTGCTGGTTTGAAATGTCCTATCATCATCAGAGCCGGGAGGACAACAGTCCGGCTGACGCCCGGAGGCGTTTCGACTCACGGGATGGGGCGAAGGTTGTTGGGCCAACCTGCGAAGATCGGCTCAAGTTCTTTGTAGAACTCGTCACAGCCTGCAGGGCAGCCAGTGGGTTCCAGGTTAAACTGAATCACCATGGAGAGCTGCTCCTGAGTCAACTGAACATTCCTGAATGCTCCTGTCTGGTTGTCCATGATGGTGGTGTCATAGCTGGCTCCATCTTCGCTTCTGGCTTGGATTCTGGTGTCTTCGAATGTGGTGTCAATGAGGAACATAGCGTTGTTTGTGTGGTTTGTTGTTTTCGTTGGAAAGGAGCGTCTGCCGCTCAAAGTTGGTTTGAAATGGGTAAAGTCGAGTTACGGATTGGAGAAATGGGAGACTGAGTGGAGGAATGGCGGGCGGGATTTGCAAATGTCAAATTTGCTGTGGGAATTTCGCGTTTTCCGCCCGCCACATGGCAACCTCAAAATGGGGGGGGGGGTGTCGGAACTGAGGGGGCAAATTTTTTGCCCGACACGCTACCCTCCCCCCCCCTATTTGAGAATGCGGAGTGGCGGAGGGGAAGGCGGGCGAGGGCCGCAAAGGGGCTTTCCGCTTTCGTAGGAGCGCCGGGGTGCTTATAGGGGGGTCATATTCAGACGGCCCAAAACACCCCCAAACGCCCCGGAAACGCAAAAGAGGCGGGGCTAGGCCCAAAAGCCCGCCCGCCCGCCCCTCCTTCTACTTCACGAGAGCTTTAAACCTATCCACCCCATAGAGTCTAATAAACCTCTCCTTCTGATACTGCGCATATTGATCAGGCTCCGGTCCCTTCAGTGCAATCACCGCAAGCCGAGTGCCTGCCCCCGTCTGCCCTTCACTGTAAAGATTCGCAGCCGCAAACCAAAGAGTCTCAACGTCGCTTAAAGATAGTGTCATAATATTGTAGCGTTAACTCCATCCACCATGGACAGAACTCGCCCCTTCAGGTTTCCCCAAAGGGGCGTGTTCTATTCACTTCACCGGCCTTTGCTTCGGACTCATATAGTCCCCCGGATTCAGATCTGCCGCGATCAGCGCC